GCTTTGCTCCAACATCGATAACTGAGTATCCGAACTCGCGCTCGAATCGGCAGAGTGCACTCCAGTCGAATCGAAGCACTCTCTCCTTGCCATCCTTCAGCTTGATAGGCACTGATTTTGTAGGCATCTCTCCTCCTTCTCGTTATTAACTCGGCGATGGAGTCAATGCTTCTGTTCCCTTGAGCGTGAAGCTTATGGTCGCTGCATCATCGTGAGGTGCGGGGTATGTGAGGTTGGTCAAAATACATTTAGCCGTAAAAACTACCTGCCCATATGCCGGGGCTGCCGGTGCATGCGGACCCACTACGGCTTCATGCCAAGGAAGAGTAAGGATTACATCCAACTCAACCGGGTTACGGGCACTATAATGCCATTGAAGCCTTCTTCTAGCGAGATCATTATAGATGTAAAGTCCATCACCCGATATCTCCCAGTCCCTGATGCCTGCAATGAATTGCGACCACCAAGCCGAGTCACGGTTCGTGAGATCGATAACCGCCTGATTCTGCGTGAGCGTGAAAGTCCTGCTCTCTGCAACAAGCGCACCTTCAATGGCCAGCGTGCATAAATTTCCACTTACTCCTGTTGAAACTGCCATGTTTGCCTCCTAAAAAATTTTAAAAACTTAACTCGGGGCCATCTCCACCCGAAACCTCAAAGTCCCGTGATAGATGATATTTCCCGACTCTGTATCATCTTTTAATATGTTTGCAAAATCCAAAAACACAAGATATGAATTATCATAGCCCGCCATCACGATTGGATCATTCGTCATAGCCTGTACGATATTATTCATCATATCGGTGCACGACTTGTCGCCCTTGCCCGATGTCTCATCAACCCATGAGTCAATCTGGATGACGTTCTCCTCCGCCTCCGTGTCCCGCGTGTTGAACGATAGAGACTCTCTGCCCAGCATCTTTCCTATGACATGGTAAGGCATCGTTGCGCCTCGTGGCACGTAATTATAAAATGTATAGCCGAGCGTTAGCGCATTGGTCGTGAGGCGCGTGTAGACCGATGTCAAGAGTGCCGAGAAGCCGAGTTTTCGCGTAATCATCCCTACCTCCTAGCCTCCTGCTGGTATTTGTTTATTATGTTTCCTATGCCGTGCTTTGCATAGAAATACTGTATGGGTGCAGACATACGATGTCGTATATAAATCGGGTCTAATTTGAGCTGATGAGAATGAGCCAAATTCGTCCCCAAGCAAACCGTTGCTTTCCACCTTGTCTTCTTGAGGCGCAGGAAAAAATCCATGTGCTCGTATTCAATTTTTATCCTGCTGTCCCAGGTAACGCTTTTAAAGATCGCTCGTTTGGCTAAAAAGAAATTTACCACCTGATCTGCATAATTAAAAAGTATGCCGTTCGCTTTAGCGAGTTTGCCTTTTGAGCTATGACGGAAAAGCGCACCCCCATTTATCTCGAGCATTATCCCTCGGCTGTAGGCATGCCCTCCGAAGCATTCCCCGTTCTCCTGATAAATCATCCCGGCACATAGGCCGATATCATCTGCACTGTCGAGTACCTGTTTCATCCTTTCTATCGACTCGGAATCGGTGAGGAGGATATCGTCATCCATTATGAGGACATATTCTTCCTTTACTCTCTGTACAATGGCATTTCTTCCAAATGATAACCCACTATTGAACGGAAGCCTTATCACAACATGGCCTTGAATCTCCAACCGTTGATAGCGGTATTCCTTCTCGTCTGAAATATTGCCATCATCAGCGATATAAAGCCTGTAAGCATAGGGGAAATACTTCTCTATCGAATCAAGCGTCTTAAATAACGTCTCCTCGCGCATGAACGTCTTTATGCCGATCGCTATCTTCGAATCTCTTCTCTGCACGCTCAAGGCGCTTTCCTCCGCTTCTTTAGGGAATCTTTGTTTCGCATAAGTGTAGAGTCCCATAGGATTCGTTATCCCCCAATTCTTGTGCCAGGAGTTCCAGTAGTATTTGACTCCCCATTTCTCGCCGAGTTTCTTGTAGCCGTCAGCCCTCATCCTTTTTGCCAAGTATTCATGATCGCCGTAATATTGGGCATGGTGTTCCATCGACACGGAATCGGTGAAGGCTACCCTCCAGTCCGTGTTGCGCTTCAGGAGGAGGAAGTAATCCGTGTGTTCCGGGGTCGTCTTGTACCGCTCATCCCACTTGACCTGCTGCCAAATCTCCCGCCTCATCATGAACACATTAGATATTATGTCGCAGTAAAAGTATCTCGCATCGCCAAACTTTTTCCACTGGGGTTTTGCGACTTGCCTGACATAGATTGTATCGTTCGCTATACTGAGCCTCGCCTCATAGTTCTGATCTGTCGTGCCTTCCCGCTTGACCTGCTTAATGAGACATCCTGCTATTCCAATGCGGTCTCGCTTCTCAAGGATGTCCCTCAATGTCTCAAGTTTCGTCTCGGCAGTAAATACGATATCATCCTCGCAGACAAGGACATACCTGAATTTATCGGGAATCCGCTCAAGACCCTCGTTCTTCATCCTGCAGACACCTGCATCGAATCCTACATTGAATAGGGTACATTTATGATCAATACAGAAATCACTCTTCCGTTTGCTCTCATGACCTGTATCGGCGATGAAGATGGTGATATCGGGATAATGCTTCCGCACAGACCTCACACAGGCGAATAGTGCATCGTCCCGCAGGAAAGTCATTATGAGGATTGCAACGTCCTTCATTCTATTGTTTCCTCCATCAAACCCTGCCTTTTGTCTACCGTTATCAAATAGTCATATTTATTCGTTCCCGCATCTTTTGGCTTTGTCCTTATTTTCGAGATGGCAACGCTATAAGGCAGGCAGATGTCGATAAACTCATAAACCGCCTCATACCTGCCCTTCATCTGATCGCTCCAGAAATTTTGATGATCGGGCGATTTGAATGAATTCTCATACGGGACGGTTATAATGAGCCTTATGCCAGCCAATGCGATCAGATTGATCAGTGCTGTCTTATAGCCACTTAGATGCTCGAGTACCTGGCTGCATATCACCACTTCCGCCGTCTCTACCGGAATGCTTGAAAGATCGAATATGTCCGCCACATGGAAAGTCAGGTTCTCGGAGTTCTCCCAAGTGTTGTACCGCACTATATCAACCGCACAGACTCGATAACCCATCTTGGCTAGATGGAAATCTATCCGCCCAGATCCGCAACCCACATTCAGCACGGTCTTCCTGCAATCATAGACCGGGAAGGCATCTATTATGGCGAGGTCTTTCATGTCAAGTGGTTTCATCTTTTTGGCTTCCTGCCCCCTTTAAGATGCAATATAAAAGCTCCCTCTCCCGGGAGGGTGTAATTATTCCAATGCAGAGGCAATACTCGGTAACCGTTTTTCGTATAAATTCTCTCGAACTCCACATCATCATCAGCGATAATCTCGTTCAACGATGTCTGGCCGTCGAACCACGTATCGGTCCATCCCTGCTGCCTCAGACCCTCTGAAAGGAAGCTAGGGGACGGGGGACGCGAGGCCATACTCTTTAACCAGTCGCTACAAAAACTCAATATGCGCTCCGGCCTTCGGTTATTCAGCAGAACAAGCCCACCGCAATAGTCATGGCGTCCGTACTCATCAGCACTCTTGCTGCGATATACGGCGGCGATGTCCCAGTCGCCCTCGAATACCTCTGTAATCGGCATCAACAGTACGTGGTCGGCATCAAGCACTATTACGGGGCGTCTCATTATCGCTTTTTCGGCTTCATCGAAAATTTTATTATAAACAGCGATTTCGAAATTCTTCTCCTCCTCCGGCTTGATGAGGCAAATATGGATACAGTCGCCTGCCTCAAGTTTGGATACCTGCTGGCATAATTCCTCCGCCATGCGATGGTACGGCTGGAGTCCGTTCGAATACGTTATGTATAAAGGCTTCATTCCGTCCTCTGCAGGACCCGTCTCAGATTGTTATCCACTTCTAATCTCCAGAAGATATGTCCCTTTGCCGGAGGTTATATCCCTGACCTCGCCAAATCGTGCGAGCTCCTCTCTCGTCCACTGGCTCACATGGCGTTCATGCACATTGCCGTATTTCATCAACGGTGCGCCTAACGACTTCACCTTTATCGGGGTCGATACTAGGGCCGTTTTTGACTTCCTACTGATCATTTCAATAAGCTCAAGCCCCTTCGCTTTTTCCAGATGTTCAAGCACGTCAAGGAGCAGGATCATATCGTAATCATCCAATCCTTGCAGGCGATTCAAAGCGTCCCCAGCATAGATATTATTGTAAATCAAGCGCTGAAGATCACCTATGTAGTCGGTGAATATCTCGATGCCGTCGATCTTTGTCTGCCATGATACCGAGTGGTAGCGCATCTCACATATATCCGTGTATTCCCTGGCGAGGAATCCATACTTGCCGAACCCGATGCCTATGTCCAGGATAGATTCGGGCAATCGCTCACGGATTCTCACGCAAACGTGAGGGATGAGATAGATATCAGAGCTAGGCATCCGTCTTCTCCAACAGCCAGTTCGCACGCCTCGGATTGCTGCATTTCAGGGTCTCTGCGACCCTCAAGTTGTTTTCTTCGAATAATGAAAAATAATCATGCCTGAAATACGGCCCCTGTGACACCCAATCATCCCCCACCTCATACCATGTGGCAATGAACAGATATTTGCTAGACACTCTTATATGCGCCTTGATGAATCTCTCTATATCCGAACTCGGCACATGAAGGAGAACGGAGAAGGAAACAACAAGATTGAATTTTCCATCGCTGTAGGGAAGAGTTTTCCCGTTCCATCTCCTTGGCAATATGCCAGTCCTTTGCCTGCAGGCATTGCGGAAAGAATCAACGAAGTCGCACATTTTGTATCCTGTCTCTTATACACATCTCCGAGCCCACGAGACCGTACTAGATCTCGTATGCCGTCTTCTGCTTGAAAAAAAAAA